AGGTATGGATTTTGATGCTATGACTAAAGACCATGCAATTAGTTGTGTAACAGCGAATGACCAATCAGAAGCTGATATGCAAGCTAATCTTGCTAGTCAAATAGAAGCACAAAAAAATCCTGCTACTATTTCTAAAACAAAAGAGTTTTAAGTCTAGACCTACAATTTTACCTTTGTCTAGGGTATAATACTCTTATAGGAGTTTACATTGGCACTAGGTATTACAGCGATTTCACAGTCCCCGATTTCTGCTTTGGGTAGTCAAAGCGTTTTGGTGCAAGTCACAGGCTTGCCGATAACGACTACTATTGGAAATGAAACGGCCTTTACAAATGTAACTGTTGCTGTATCAGGACAACCATTAAATTCTACTACGGGTAATACAATTATTAATATTGGAGTTCCTGTAACAGGATCTAATGTAACAACCAATATTGGTAATGAAACGGTTACGGGAACTGCAAATGTATTCCCTTCAGGTCAAAATCTAACTTCAGTTATTAATAGTGTTACTACAACAGCAGATGCAAATATAACTATTACAGGATTAACTTTACTTAATCTTAATTTAGGTGATGAAATCATTAAAGCAGATGCAAATGCATTCCCTACTGGACTACCTTCATCTATTAATGAAGGTAGTGTTACTATTGATCTAAACACCCCCGTAGATGTTACAGGTCAATCCTTAACCACAAACGAAGGCTCTGTAACCATTGATCTTAATACTCCTGTAGATTTAACAGGACAAGAATTAGATACTGCATTAAATAGTCCATTAATTACTGCATGGTCAAACGTTGATCCAGATGTCACAAATACATGGACAGAAGTTGATGAGGGTGTAACTAATCGTTGGACCGAGGTTGATATAGCAGCATAGAGGAGTTATAATATAGCAATTATGCCATCAACATATTCACAAGATTTAAAATTAGAACTCATGGCAACCGGTGAAAATGCTGGTACATGGGGAACGAAAACAAATACTAATTTAAATTTAGTCCAACAAGCTATTGCAGGATATGAAGCAATTAATGTAGCATCAGCAGATGTTGCATTGGTAATGTCCAATGCTTCTATATCTAATGCAAGAAATATGGTTCTTAATTTTACAGGAACTTTAACAGCTAATAGAACTGTAACTATACCTAATTCAATAGAAAAATTTTACATACTTAAAGATTCTTCAACTCATGGAGCTTATACATTAACTTTTAAAACTGTTTCAGGTACTGGTTTTACTTTAGATCAAGGTAAAATTCATGCGGCTTATTCAGATGGAACCAATGTAAGTGAAGTTGCATTAAACACTTTAGGTGGAACAATTGGTACACCTCAAATTGATGATGCTTCCGTTACGAATGCTAAACTAGCTGCTAATTCAGTTGATAGTTCACAACTAGTTGCTGATTCTGTAACTAATGCAAAAGTAGCAGCAGATGCTGTTGATACAGATCAGTTAGTGAATAATGCAGTTACTACAATTAAGATTGCAAATGATGCCGTTACTAATGATAAGGTTGCAGACAACGCTGTAAATACAGTACAAATTGTAAATGATGCTGTCACGAATGCCAAGGTTGCGGATAATGCCATTGATACAGCTCAAATTGTAAATGATGCTGTTACAAATGCTAAAGTTGCTGATAATGCTATTAGTACTACACAAATAGCTGATAACGCAGTTACTACAGCTAAAATAGTTAATAATGCAGTTACTGCAGATAAACTTCAAAGAAAATTCACAATCAGTACTAGTAATCCATCTGGTGGCAGTGATGGAGATATCTGGTTTAAATATACATAGGAGGGCCCCATGGCTAATACCTATGGTAAAGCATCAGGAACCTTTAGAAACATAACTACCATTAAAGCAAAAGTATCAGGTACATGGAGAGATGTAGTTACTGGTTATGCTAAAGTAAGTGGAGTTTGGAAACCAATTTATTATTCTTTTATTCAAGCAACAGGTGGAAGTATATCGGACACTACAATTGGAGGAGTTCCTTACCGAGTACATACTTTTACTTCTTCTGGTACCTTAAGTATTTCTAGTGCACCACCAACAGCAACTATCGAAGCTTTTTTATGGGGAGGCGGTGGAGGCTATGGAGGATTTACCGATACAAGTGGAGACCCTGGGCGAGGTGGACGAAATGGTGGATCTGGTGGTGGAGCAGCTTATGCAAGAAATTTAGGTTTAGCCGTTAGTGCAGAAAATTTAACTATATGTGTTGGGGGAGGCGGAGGCCGAGGAGTATTAGGGGCTAACAGTAATGGTGGTGCTGGAGGTGCTGGTGTAGATATTGGTGGAACTAATTATTATTTTGGAGCTACAGGTGCTTATGGAACCGTTCCTTTCTCTGGAGGTGGAGGAGGTGGTGGAGGCGCTTCTGCTATTATTAGAGGAACGTCAGGTTTAATCGTTGCTGCTGGAGGCGGTGGCGGTGGTGGTAATGAAAGACGATCTCTTGCTGGAAACGGTGGAGGAGGAAATTTAAATGGTACTGCTGGTGCGGGAGGTTCTGGTGGAACTGCTGGAGCTTCAGGAAATACTAATGGTTTACAAGGACAAATAGGACCACATTCCGTAGCTGGATCAGGAGGCGGTGGAGTTAAGGGTGGAGGTGGTGGTACATCGCCAGGCGGAGACTTTGTGGGAGCTGGTGCTGGTGCTGGAGGAACTTCTACTGCTGGAACAGGAACGGGAACCAATGTTGTTAATGGAGTAACACCCTCAGGAAATGATGCAGGAACTCCAGGAGATGATAGTTATACATCTTATAACGGAGGTGTTTATGGAAAAGGTGGTGGAGGTGGAGGAACAACACCTGCAAGTGTTCCACAATCAACAGGTGGATTAGTCGTAATACGATATCCAATACAAACATAATATTATGCCATTAGCAAACGTACAAATTAGACCAGGTATAAATAAAACAGACACTCCTTCAGGTGCTGAAGGACAATGGGTTGCAAGTGATTTTGTAAGATTTAGATATGGTCAACCTGAAAAAATTGGGGGTTGGACAGCAATAGGTCAGAAACAAATAGCGGGTCCTGCTAGAGCACAACATACATGGACAGATTTAGAAGGTAGAAAGTATGCCGCTATAGGAACAAATAAATGTTTATATATTTATTACGAGGATGCTTTCTATGATATTACTCCTTTAGACACAGCTATTACATCAGCTACTTTTACTTCTACAACAGGATCAGCAACGGTTACCGTTAATAAAGTTTCTCATGGTTTAGATGTAGGAGAATATTTTAGATTTACTTCAGTTACTTTACCAGGTGGAGGAGTTACAGGATACACTACTGCTGATTTTGAAACTAATACATTTGAAATTTTAACCACTCCTACAACAGATACTTTTACTATTACCATGCCTTCTAATGAAACAGGTACTGGAATGTCTACTGCAGGTTCAGCTTCAATTAATCCTTACGTAGAAATAGGTCCAACTATTCAAACTTATGGTTATGGATGGGGAACTGCTACATATGGAACGGTAGCGTGGGGAGTAGGGTCTACAACATCAAACGTGATCCTCGAACCTGGAACCTGGTCTTTAGATAATTTTGGTCAAATTTTGATTGCAACGGTTAAAGATAGTAAAAGTTATATATGGGATCCAGGAGTATCAAATCCATTAGATATTAGAGCTTCTCTTATGTCAGGAGCTCCTACGTCATCGAGAATTACTATTGTATCAGATCGAGATAGGCATTTAATTCATTTAGGAACTGAAACAACTATTGGTAATCCAAATACACAAGACCCAATGTTTATAAGATTTAGTGATCAAGAAAATTATAGTATTTATGAACCTACTTCCGTTAATACCGCGGGTACTTTTAGACTCGACACAGGTAATAAAATTGTAGCTGCTGTTTCTGGTAAAGATTATAATTTAGTTTTAACAGATCAAGCTGCCTATACGATGCAGTTTGTAGGTCCACCTTTTACATTTTCAATTAGACAAGTTGGTTCTAACTGTGGCTGTATTGGACAGCATGCTGTGGTTTATGCAGACGGTAAAGTTTTTTGGATGGGTGTAGGTGGAGGATTTTTTGTATTTGACGGTACTGTTAAATTATTACCTTCATTAATTGAAGATTTCGTTTTCACAACATCAGGAAACAATGATGGTGTAAATTATTCATCTAACGAAATTGTTTATGCTTCTCATAACTCTTTATTTAATGAAATTCTTTGGTTCTATCCATCAGGTACTCCTACAAACAATCCTGCAACTCAAAATAATAGAACTGCAGTTTATAATTATGTTGAAAACACTTGGTGCACAATGACATTAGCAAGATCTTCATTTGCTGATGCTTCAACGTATCCAAATCCATATGCAACAGAATACAACACAACAGATACACCGACTGCACCTACAATTAATGGTGTAACTAATACTTTTGGAGCTTCTACTTATTATGCTCATGAAGTAGGAATTAATCAAATTGATTTAAATGGAACAGAGACAGCAATAGCGGGATATGTACAATCAGGAGATTTTGATATTCCTGTGGAAGGGGACGGTGAATATTTATTAGCCATTAGGAGATTTTTACCAGACTTTAAAAATTTACAAGGTAATGCTAATATTACTTTAAATACAAAAGATTTTCCTATTTCAGGAAATACAACAACGTCTACTTTTATAGTGAATCGAAACACTTCTAAAATAGATACTAGAGTAAGAGGAAGACTTGCTAATATAAAAATTGAAAATACTAGTATCAATGAAAATTGGAGATTTGGAACTTTTAGAGTTGATGTACAACCCGATGGTAGAAGATAATGGCAAAAATAAACGTATATGTTCCTGAACCCCCTCAAGAATATTCAGTAGAAGGATTTAGACAAATTAACCAAGCACTAGAAACTGTAGAAAATCAATTAAATACTTCATTTCAAGAAGATTTAAAACAAGAGATAGAAAGATTTGCATGGTTTAATATGAGGTTTTGTTAATGTCTTGTAATAATGTAAATAGAGAACTACCTTTTGGTTTAGATGT